TCATTCTTTTTCATCGAAAAGTTTATCAAAATGAGAACTAGCTCGTTGATCTGTTTCTTGTAAAAGATGTCCGTAAGTATTCATTGTAGTTGTGATATTAGAATGACCTAATCTCGACTGAATAACTTTAGGATGTTCACCAGCATGAATTAATAGGGTAGCCGAAGTATGTCTTAAATCGTGAAAACGAATTCTAGGCAAATCTGGATTCCTTTTCATAAAACGATCCCACCACTGACTTATTGAATCTGGACGATAAGGTTTACCAAAATCATTTGAGAAAAGAAAAATATGTCCTTCCCATTCTCGCTCGTCATCAGCTTCTTCTAATTGATATTTTTTTACTGCTGCAAGTGTAACTAAATCATTCATGATATTTGAAGGGATAGTCACAACTCGTTTTCTTTTACCTTTCGTCTCTTTTACAATGATTCCTTCTCCGGTTAAATTAACTAAAGCTTGTTCAATTAATAAGGTATTGTTTTCTATATTTAGGTGTTTTTCTTCGATTGCTACTAGTTCACCTTGTCGAGCAGCACTTACTACAGCCAGTTCAACTAACAATCGTTTTTCAGCAGTCTCTCTATTATTTAATCGTTCAAACAATAATTTAACTTGTTCCTCGCTGTAGGCTTTACCTTCTTCATATTTAAGTTTGGGTAGCTTTATATTTTTACAAGGACTCTCTTCGATTAAATTCCATTCAACTGCTACATTCATAATACTAGCGAATGCCTTGTAAATATTATGGATAGTGGAAGGGGCTAACTCGCTTTCTTTGCCGTCTAATCTTCGTTTTTTCTTCTGTAAATCACCTACAAAAAATACTACATCTACTTTTTTAATATCCTTTAATTTGATATCACCAAAAATAGGGAGGATTCGTTTTTCTAAATGTGTACAGTTATCATGAAATGATCGTGCACTATAATGTTGTTTTGCATAATTATCTTTCCATCGTGGAAAAAGATGATTTAATGTAATCGATTCGATATCACTAAAATAAACATCCTTATTTTGCTTCATTTCTTCTTCAAATAGTATTAGTAGACGCATCGCTTCTTTTTCGCTTTTGGCTTCTACATTTTTAGTTTTACGAATACGGCGATTACCTCGATAACCTAAATCTGCGATAAGTTTGAATTTATTCTTACTGATTTTTTGTACATATCCGATTGCTAACAGCTCCTTTCAAGAAGAGTACAATTGCTAAAAAAATGATTGTTAAGATAATGATGTAGCCTTTTTTGCGCGAAATCATATTCAACATTAAATAGTAGAGAAATTTTATTAATAGCCTTTTCTTCATTTATAGGAAGTTTGATTTTATTTAGCATGAATGTTGGTACACATGCTTGTAGAGCAAAATTATTTGCTTTCCATTCCTGGTACTCTCTAAACAAAGGAGGTGTTTTTGTTTGGTTGCCAGAATGTGAGATTACATGGCCTAACTCATGGCAAAATTCTTGCCATTGTTCCTGCTCAGATAATCGTGAGTCTATATAAATGATGTTGTCATAACTTACTGAATCAATTGGTAAGTAAATAACCTCAAAGCCGAGTTTATGGCCTATTATCATTGGATCCAATTGCTTTGGGTTCATCACATTAATGCTAGTGAATAGATCTTTTATGTAATCTTCTAAATGAGTATAAACGAAAGTCATAACATCCCTCTTTTGCAAACATACGTTCTATTTATGTTAACAAAAAAATTCACCGATGGAAAGGCGAATTTTTAAATGTTTGGAAAACCTACATAAAAATGTAAAATCACTTCTTATTCTCCTGTTGCTTCTTCCACACCTCGTAATAAACTTCGAATTGCTCTAAAGCATCAAGTAAATTTTCTGGTTGGTTTTTGAAAAACAAATTCTCTCTAGTTAAAAAGAAATCAATAACTTCTTTTTGGTATGCATTAAGGCTGTTGTAATCATCGTCTGATATACCAGCTTGTTTATGTAAAGCATCTTTATTATCTGTTCGCCCTAATAAGTAATCTATAGAGACATTATAGTAATCCGCAATTTTTTCTAAAATTTCATAATCAGGATTCCTCTTACCTTGTTCGTAAGCAGTATAAGCTGGTCTTGTAATGCCTAGTATGTCTGCTATATCTTGTTGAGTTTTGTTATTAGATTTTCGTAGATATTTCAGTCGTACGCCTAGCATAATTTCACCTCGCTTTTTTAAACATAACTTAATTATATGTAACAATTTGTTACTAATCCAATAAAAAATAATAATGTAACGAAATGATACAAAATGTGTTGACAATGTAACGTAATGATACTATATTATAGATAAGCAATACGAAAGGCGGTGAGGAAATGAAAAACCGAACTTGGTTAAAGGCAAAACGCTTAGATAAAAAAATGACTCATGATGATGTTGCAAAAGCATCTGGAATTGAACGTGCATATTATACCATGATTGAACAGGGCAAACGCAGACCTTCAGTACATGTAGCTAAATCTATATCTGAGGTATTAGATTTTGATTGGGTACTTTTTTTTGATGATGAATGTAACGATATGTTACAAAATAACTCGTCTCATCTCATTGATGTAGCAATTTGATACAAAAATAAAAAAAGAGGTTTCATCATGAATCGATTAGCCAACATTGAAAATGAAGTGAAAAATCAACAGGACAAAATAATATTTTTTAAAAAAGAGATGGGTGAGCATTACGCTTTGTTAGAAACACTTTTGCAAAATGCTATTTCCCAAACGAATTTACACCCAACTCTAGTTTTAGACTTTTTTATTCATCAAAGTCGAATTTATCAATTGGAACAAAAACATCTTTAATATCAACGGTGAAAAGAGCCTCACCTCTTTCTTCGTGATATTTTCGGAAATGATAGTTTACTTCCCATGTAGTACCCAGAGCGTTTTTTATCATCTCTGTCATTGTCTCGTCAATAGTACATGAACAATATGGGCAACCTAATGGGAGCTGTTTGGTGAAATCATTCCAAAATACTTGAAATGTATTTTCACAGTTTTTACATGTTATATCTGCTCTAGTAGCCATTAATTTCACCTCCAATCTACCAATAGTTTATCAGATTGGAAAATTTTAAAAAACAGGAGGTTTTATCATGAATCAATTAACAAGAAATATCCCAAGTACAGAGGTAGCTGAAATGGTTGGTCGTGACCACAATGAAGTATTGAAAGATATACGTCGCATCATGAATCAATTAGGAGAGGGGAATTTACCCCAGTCCTATTTCATCGAATCAACTTACACTAATACTCAAAATAAAGAGTTACCTTGCTTCCTACTTACTAAGAAAGGCTGCGAATTATATGGCACTCGTATGACCGGTGAAAAGGGTACTCAATTCGCTGTTAAATATATCGAACGATTTAACGAGATGGAATATCAACAAGTACAAAATGTAGTTCCATTATCAAAAGATCAAGCCCTAGTTACTGTTTTACGTACAACAGCTGACTTAGTTGAAGATACTCAAGCAATTAGAAATGAACAACATGAAATGCGTAAAGAACTATCCCTAATCAATGAAAAAGTAGAAGAACAAATTACTTTAACATCTGGTGAACAACGTACAGTTCAAAAAGAAGTTGCTATCAAAGTCTATGAAATTGAAGATGACACAACTATTCGTCCTAAGTTATTTAGAGAGTTACATCGTGAAATAAAAGATCGTTTCGCTGTAGCTAGTTACAAAGATGTTCGTCGTCAAGATTTACAAATGGTTCTTAATTACATTCGATCATGGGTTCCACGAAAAGTTTCGTAATTAGGAGGTCATTAAAATGAATCTAACAATAAGCGAACTAAAAGAAGCGTTACTAAACGCTGAATTAGCCGACTTGTTTCAAAAAGCATATAAGCAGGGTGTAGAGGATGGACGAGAGATAGAAAAAGCAAAATTCGAAAATTCTCTACCACCAAACTTAAAAAAAGAAGATGTAGCTAAAATATTCAACTGCGAATTACCAACAGTAGAAAAAATAATTCGAATGGATGGTTTTCCAAAGTGTTTAGCATTAAGCGCTCGTTATCCAAGAGACAAAGTACTGGCATGGAAAAACAATAATGTGTCATACATGAACTCACGTCTTGGTATCTATGTGAGTGAAAATGAAAGCCTTAGATTATTAAGAGCATAGGAGAGGCCAGGGCAAATGGCCTCAATGTAAATCAAACTACCAATCTAGTAAAAATCTAAGAGGTAGGGGCAAATCTACCTCTTAACCATTATTATACAGAGAATTTATACAAAGTGCGGTCTCTTACAAGTTAACTTTTTTATGAAATGTGACTTATTCAGATAAGGAAGGAATGGAAATATGACTGTTACTGGAAATTTAGTTGGCGAGGTAATGAAAGAAATTAGGGGTAATGAAACACAATTAAGATTCGGTTTTGATTTTGGAGTAGGGAGAGAAGCCATATCCAAATATGAAAACGGCCGTAGTAAGGTCCCAGCGGATATAAGTAAAAGCATCGTAGAAAAGTTCGACGATCCTAAGTTTGCACTTGCTGTACAACATCAATATACAGGAACAGGGCCAATATGGTTAAACGGTCCAAATGTAGACCTTCATAGGTGTAGTGTGCGTGAGAAAACAATAGAAGAACTTCAAGAAGCCTTGGATTCCATAACTAGTACAAGCCTCTCAAAACCTAGTGATGCCATTGAACACTTCGAAAGGAAAAACATCATGGACATGATTGAGGAGGCAGTTGAGGCTGCTACAGCACTAGCGAACTTTATCGCAGTTACTACAGAGCATCTTGGCATTAGCTACACAGGGGTTTGGATGGATCACTATAAGTACTTACAGAAAGCAGGATTTATCAAATGAATATAGATGAACAAATCGAACGTGAACTAACTTGTATTGATGATCTAACAGATGTAATTAAACTACATGCAAAAGCAGGTCGTATCAACATAGCAAAACAACTAGAGCGAGACCTACATAATTCGTTGAAACAACTAGAGCAACTACACGAACGCAAACGTTTTCGGACAACTGTTGAACAGCTTAATAAGAATGGATTACTAGCAGAGGTGGTGGATAAGGTTGTGGAAATGGCTTGATAACTATTTTTACTTACCAGAGGATGATGTACCAGAATCACACAGGAAATTTTGTATTAGTGCTGTTATTACGATGTTTATTATCGGAGTGCCAATTATCATCACATATTGGCAATAAAAAAGCTGCTTAATCGATGCAACGATTAAACAGCAAGAACTATGGAATATACAAATCAATTATATCACAAAATCAGATGATTGCGAGAATTATCTCGCTCTCGTCAAGCAGCTTACAGCACCGTCTCCCTACGGTTATGCTTTGCCGTTGTAAGTTGCTTGATGGGATGCCATCAGAAAGAAGGTGAAGATATGGCTATTGCTCAATTTAAGCCAAAAATGCGCGAGATACGGCTAGATACAGAAGATTTTGAGGAGCGATTTGCTGAGTATGACATCATCAGTGAATTTACTGGAATCATTCTTACTTTAGTGGCTGTAGAGGGCAATGTACGCTACACAAGCTTTGTCACAGCTACTTATGCAGATGTGTTACGAAACCAAAAGGAGGCTATCGCGTGAGACAACTTATGGAAGTGGAGAACCCAATGGTATTAGGAACGATTGAAACAGTAAATTATGTTCCTACATTTAGGTATATCAAAACAGATTTTCGTGATCTTTATGGTAGTTTAATAGTTTTCAATGACGATTATATGAAGTTTCCGAATGGAGATATTGTTCATTTGGATAACATCCACACGTATTTAGAGGATAACTATAATGCCAAATTTTGCACAAAAAAATAAACCACTTGGCAGAGTGGCTTACAAATCAAATATTTAGCGCAATTATAGCGCACTATAGGAGGAATTTCAATGAGTAACTTAGCAGAACAATTCAATAATCCTCAAATGGGACAACCGTCATTCCAAAATACAGGAGGTGCGCTAGCTCAAGCTAGTGCGTCTCGTGAAATGGAGGAAGTAAAAGGCCAGATATTTATGGCTAAACAATTTCCACGTAACGTATTCCAAGCAGAGCAACGTGTATTAGATACATGTAAACGTCCAGCACTAGCTCAAACAGCAATGTACAGTTATCCAAAAGGTGGCACGAAGGTAACAGGACCATCTATCCGATTGGCTGAGGCAATCGCTCAGAACTGGGGTAACTTATCATACGGCATCCAAGAACTAGAGCAGCGTAATGGTGAATCAGTAGCTAAAGCATTTTGTTGGGACCTCGAAACAAACGTGCGCCAAGAAAAAGTGTTTACAGTAAAACATGCAATCGGTACTAAAAAAGGTTTGAAGCAATTAACTGATCCACGCGACATTTATGAAAAAGTAGCCAATGATGGCGCGCGTCGATTACGTTCTTGCATCCTTGGTGTTATCCCTGGAGACATTGTAGATAAAGCAGTTGTACAGTGCACAGAAACGCTCGCTGGCAATAGCAAAGGGCCATTAAAAGACCGAATTGCTTCTATGTTAAAAGGCTTCAAAGACCATTATCGAGTTACACAAGAAATGGTAGAAACAAAGTTTGGTTACAATGCTGATTCTTTCAGTGAGTACGATTATGTAGAGCTTTTAAATATCGCTAACAGCTTAAAAGACAGCATGTCAAAAGTTGAGGATTGGTTCCCGAAAGATGATGCGAAAAATCAATCTAGTGGCTTAGGTGAAGTATTTAAAGAGGAGCAAAAACCAGAGGTGAAACAAGATGCACCAAACGACATTCCAATTGAACAGCCAGAACTATCACTCTAATGAAGCAAATCAACATTATATGTCAGTTTCACAGTTTAAAAGCGCTATAGAGTGCGAGGCTAGAACATTTGCAGAAGTGAAGGGCGAGTTTACTCGTCCTCCTTCTACAGCATTAATGGTCGGTTCGTACTTACATTCAGCCTTTGAAAGCGATATGGCATTTGCTGAATTTCTAGAACAGAACCACAACACCATTTTTAACAATCGTGGCAATAAGTATAAGGACTATGAAAAAGCTGATGACATGATTGAAACCATCAAAAATGACGAGTTTTGCATGTTCGCTTTACAGGGCGAGAAAGAGGTCATTTATACAGGTGAATTATTCGGAGTAGAGTGGAAGATCAAAGTCGATAACATCAATCATGAACGTGGATTCTTTAGTGATTTAAAGAGCACTCAAGAGCTTCGAAAGCGTTACTGGAGCGAGAAATATAATACTTGGGTTTCTTTTGTACAAGCCTTTGATTACGTGCTGCAAATGTGGGTGTATCGAGAAATCATCTTTCAAAATACAGGACGTTACTATGATCCATACATTGTGGCAGTTACAAAAGAATCGCCACCAGATAAAGCAGTTTTACACTTCGATTCTGGACGTTTTGATTTCGAGAAGGAATATGTTCAAACGATGCTACCAAGCATCATAGATGCAAAGCTAGGACGTAAAAATGCACATCGATGTGACAAGTGTGAATTTTGCCGAGGGACTAAAAAACTCAGTGGCACATTCGAAATTGAGTATTTATTAGATTAGGCGGTGCAAATGGATGAATAACGTACCCCACAAAGTCCTTCTACCTGCTTGGATATTCCAACAGGCGAAGGATAACGATGAAATAAGACGCTTGGTGCTGGATTATATGAGACGTTACCCAAACTATAGGGTGATCAAGGTTAGTGGTAGTTTGGCAATATGTGAGAGACAGGACGGGCTGTTATAGGAGGAATGAAGATGAAATTAGAAGGAAAATGGATCATTACTTTTGATGAAGAAAAATGGGACGCGAACAATTTCGGTGAGTTTGATTCGAAAGAAGTAGCAATTGCTTTCATTGAGGAAACTGGTGCGATGCAACTATTCGATATTTGGTTAGATGAAACTGGCGATGAGCCAGATCCTGAGCAAACAGGTGTAACTATTTATGTGGGTCAAATGCAAGGGTTTGTACTATCAGTAAACGTTGATAGTGTGCTAGATGAGATTGCCGAAAACGCATCTTGGGTAGGTGGTGACTATGCTGATGGTTATTTATGCCATGTTCCTAAGGAAGTGCAAGAGGAATTAGAGGGAAAACTCAATTCAGTTTTAGGCGAGTGGATTGAAAAGCATAAATATCATCCTACGTTTTATTCTATCGAAAACATTGAAACTATAGAGAAGTCCTTTGAAACAGTAAGTCTGTAATTGAAAATTTGAATATTGCGACATAAGGAGAGGTCAGGGCAAATGGCTGAGAGAAATTTCAAGGGAGTGTGGATTCCGAAAGAGATATGGTTGGCAAAAGACTTGGGGTGGTCGGAAAAAGTACTACTGGTCGAAATTGATTCATTAGACGGTGAACAAGGATGTTTTGCATCTAACGAGTATTTAGCTGACTTTTTCAAACTATCAAAAGACCGTATTTCTAAAATGATTTCGAGTTTGAGAGATAAGGGATATATCACGGTTCAACTGGTATATAAAGAGGGCACAAAGCAAATTGAAAAACGTATTATTCGGCTGGTAAGGCAACCATACCCTATAGGCGAAAACACCGATACCCCTAGTCGAAAACAACGAGAGGGTCTAGGTGAAAACACCGATACCCCTATAGGTGAAAACGCCGAGGATAATAATACAGTCTTTAATAATACAACTAATAATACAAAAGACAGACAGACTGACAGTCCTGTCATTAATCCGGATTTCGAACCCATTAAACAACTATTTGAAAGTAAAGTTCGAGTTGCTACTTTAGCTGATTGTAACAACATACATGAAGCTCTGGAATTTTACGAACCACAACTAATTAATGAAGCAATACTCACTGGAGCAAACAGTGCGAGAAGCTTTAAATACATTCTTTCAATACTGGATAACTGGCGTAAAGAATTTGGCGTAAAAACGTATGTAGATTGGCAGGTGAAGATTAGTGGATCCAATGCAGGAAGTAATTCTAAAAATACAAGAGAAGTACCTAAAATTATCACCCGAAGAAGTAGCAACGAATGAACATAAAGAGTTCTCCTGTCCTAAATGCAAAGATGTTGGTGGTTTCTTTGAAATGAAGGTTGATGAGGATGAAAGAAAAATTACTTACGGCAAGTCCTTTCAAATATGGGTTGACTGTTCATGCGAAAAGCAAAAGATTGCTAACAAGCTAATCAAGGCCAGTGAAATCACAGATAACTTTAAAGCTATGACATTTGCAAACTACTACACGGAGGGGCAATCCAGTCTAGTGGTTGAAGCGAAGGATTTAGCAATGAAATACTTTAAGGATTTTGAAAAGCCAGTAACAGGAGTTACAGAGGCAGAAGAAATGGCTGTTGGTATTGCAGTACTTGGACAACCCGGCTTTGGCAAAACACATTTGTTATCAGCGCTTAGTAACAACATGATGCAAAAGAAATTAAAGTCTGTCTTGTATTTCCCTTACGTTGAAGGGTTTGATGACTTGCGAGACGACTTTGAGAAACTACAGGCAAAGCTGATCCGCATGAAAGAAGTAGATATTTTATTCATAGATGACCTGTTTAAACCTGTAAACAAACGTGATCGTAACGGTGAGGTTGTATTGGATAAAGACAATAAGCCGGTAAAGATACCACAAGCTAGCTCATGGGAGATAAAACAGATTTATTCAGTGGTTAACTATCGGTACATGAATAAAATGCCTGTTTTCCTTAGCAGTGAGCTAGATTTTGATCAAATGATTCTACTAGATGAAGCGCTAGGTACAAGGCTTTATCAGATGTGTAAACGATATTTTTTAATAATCGATAAGGATTTATCGCTGAATTACAGATTAAAGTGAGGGGCAACAGCCCCTTGATGGAGGGTGAAGGGATGGATAAAAAATATCGGTACTTCGTATCGTATTCTCATAACATTGGATTCGGAAATGCAGAAATAAGACGAACAACACCAATTAAAAATATAGGTGACATTGTTGAGGAAGCTAAAAATATTGAACGAAATAATTATTTTCCTGTTGAATCGGTTGTAATCATTAATTTTCAATTATTTGAGTGAAGTGGAGGTCTCGGGATGGACTTTTGGAAGCTTGTAAACGATGTAGCAAAAGCAGCTAATGAACTTCACAGAGCACAACTTGAAATAGAGATGGACAAGCTTATGAGCGAAATTGAAGCGTTTAACATCGCTAATGCAATCGACATAGCTTTGGCTACTGACGACCGTGAGGCTTTTAACAAATTAGTGGGGAGTGAATGAGTGATGCACATTTTTGAAACAAAGATAAAAGAAACAATCAGAGTAATCCATAACAATTTAGATGAAATGCATGAAAACATTGAATCGTTAAAGCGTAAAGGTTTTTCAGGAAACACACGTTATAGCATGGTTGGTATTCCATTAGTAACAGAAGATGTTGGGAATGTATGGGACGTTGAGGAGTTTGTGTCTAGGCATCCAGAAGTAGAGGTACAGTATCCAAAAGAAAATGATTTTCACACAAGTGCATACATCTACGTCACAGAGCATGAACGTGAGATATGCAAGGAGGAAGAGTGATGAACCAAAAACAGTTGAATGCCATTAAAGAACGTGTGGCGAAGGCTAGTCATGGACCGTGGGAATATGACGAGGATGAACGAGGTATTTGGAATAAAGGTGGTTTTAATTATTTAGGTACAGTAACACTATCACACAACTCCGCTCAATTTATAGCACATGCCCGAGAAGATGTGCCAGCACTTGTTGCCGAGGTTGAGAGGTTACACAAAGCACTAGAAAAAGTCATGGAAGTTGAAGCACCTATCATGGAAGGTACGGAAGGTTGGGAAACACGTTCTTACGAAATAGCTCGTCAGGCTCTAGGTGGTGGAGCTCATGACTGAACAATTCATAATCGATCAAATCATTTTGTACCTGGGACAACATCAACGCTTTGGTGGTAAGCACAACGAAATCATGGCCTATAAGCGTTTGGAGCAATTGAGAGCCTTGGTCGGCTTAAGTGATGCTGAAGAGGCTACGGATTATCTTATTTCACGAATGGAAGGGGCTATGGCTGCATGAGTGAAAAACTAAAACGGTGTAAAGCATGTGAAGAAACATTTGTATGGAATGAGGACGTAATTCTTGTAAATGATGAAGTTTACCACAAAGATTGCGTACAACTTTATCCAACAGGATATTATGCAATGTTAGATGATGAACCTTTAGGAGAAACGGAAAATGATGATGGAAGTAGTGCTTATGACATTCTAGATGAAGGTGAATATGAGGAGGAATCGGCATGAGTAGAGAGATTAAGTTTCGTGTATGGGATAAAGATTTAAAGAAAATGCATATTTGTGGTGAAAATCAACATGATTCTATTAGTTTTTCATATCCCGAGAATGAAGCGCATTACTACAATCTCCAAAATGGATGTGGTAGTTCGACAGATGGTTCAGGAACATATGAATTAATGCAATACACAGGCTTAAAGGACAAGGACGGCAAGGAGATTTATGAGGGGGATGTTGTTCAGTTTAAATCAATTAGGGGCATTATCGAACGTTATGAGGTTGAATATACAAATTACGGAGAATGGGCAATAGGTATGCACAGATTGTCAATGAGATTTAAGGGTTTTGAAGTAATCGGAAACATCTACGAAAACCCCGAACTACTGGAGGAAACAGCATGACAGAGAGTAAATTTCGTAAAGGCGACATCATACACAATCGCTATGCAGGGCATCCATCAATCAAATATTTTATCTACTTAGGTGTTTCTGGTAGATACGTAAACGGTCTTGAACTACGAGAAGGCAAAGGAATAAAAAAGTGTCAGTATTACAAAATTGACATGAACAACATATTAGATGATGAACCAGCCTTTCAAGTTGTTGGACATACAAATGCTTTCGACGTGATGAAACAAGACTTATCTAAATTTATTCAGGAGGAAACAGCATGATCAACCGAGTCGTATTAGTTGGCCGACTTACAAAAGATCCTGAATTACGCTACACACCAAATGGCATTGCATCATGTCGCTTTACAGTTGCAGTAAACCGTACATTCAAAGGGCAGAACGGTGAACAAGAGGCAGACTTCATTAATTGCCAGGCATGGCGTAAACATGCTGAGAACCTAGCAAACTTCATGAAGAAAGGTAGCTTAATAGGCTTGGAAGGGCGAATCCAAACAGGCAACTATGAAGGGCAAGATGGAAAGCGTGTGTTTACTACTGATGTTGTAGCAGACAGTATCCAATTCTTAGAGCCGAGAAACAGCACAGAAGGCTCACAGGACGCATCAAACCACGAATCTAGTACAAATACAGGTGGATCAAATCAAGGTGGCTCACAGGGGCAATACGGCGGTAATAACAACCAGCCAAATTATACAAAAGCAGATGAAGATCCGTTTGCTAATAGTAAGGGGCCGATTGAGGTCAATTCTGACGATTTACCTTTCTAAAATAGGGGTGATTACTAATGACAACGAAAAAGGCAAACAAGAAAATCCTTGAAGCCAAGACAAGGGAAAAACTCAATAAACAAATCCAAGCAGAAGCAAGGAATCATTGGTATCCAATCAGTGATATTAAATTTTATGATCATGAACCAAAGCCATATCAAGTCTTAATGAAATTAGGAAAAGGGGCAGGAAACAATGAACTTAACAAAACTATTTAAAACACAAGCTAAGTTGGACGAGCACATCATGCAGGAGCATCCGGAGTTACGAGGGCAGAATAATCTTGATTGGAAGCTACTAGCGTTACAGGTTGAGCTAGGTGAATGCGCGAATGAATGGCGTGGGTTTAAGAAATGGAGTAAGGACCAGGAGCCGAGAGTATATGTACCAAATCCAGAGGATCTTTGTGAGGAATGCAATGGCGAAGGCTATTTTGATAAACACAAGGAATTAAAGGACTGGATTTTCTGTAAAAATTGTGATGGATGTGGTTGTCACTTCCATACTCCACTCCTTAAGGAATACGTTGACTGCTTGCATTTCATTTTGTCGGTAGGCATCGATTTACAAGTACAGCATGACTACACTGTTCATTTTATTAAAGATGATGAAGAATCTATAATCGACCTTTTTTGCTGAATGTTACGCATTCGCTGGTGATTTGTATTGGAATAATAAAAACGGCGGAACTATTACAGAATCACAGAATGACTACAAAGTATTATTAATTCATTTTAATCAGCTTGGTAGAAAATTAGGCTTCACATGGGAGCAAGTCGAAGAAGCTTACTACACTAAGAATAAGGTCAACCACGCTAGACAGGAGAGTGGGTATTGATGAAACTATGTGAACGTTGTAATCGCCAACTAAAGTCTCAAAAATCAATTGATGTAGGTATGGGGCCAACATGTAAGAAAAAGCATGAAGCTGAACAAGCAGAGATTGAGTTCAATAAAAACCAAATTACGATTGATGAAGTGATGGAAAGTAAAACAGCTTAAATATACACGCTACTGGTAGAACGGCATTAGGTTGTTTTATCAGCAGACTTCTAAGAGTGCTAACAGGAGGTTTACATGCAAGCATACAAAAATAGATCATACGCCAATCGCGGTGCAACATTCGAGCGTTTAGTCGATATGGCTAATACTAAATATCGAAATGCTGGTGTAGCAGATATTCGTAAAGTGCCTACACCAGTACAAATCACAAAAAGTAAGGGCCGTCTAGTGGAAGGGCGAAAAGAAACAGCTGAATGGGTTGATTATGCTGGTGTTTATGAAGGGAGAGCTATTGCATTTGATGCTAAAGAAACAAGCAAGACTAGTTTTCCATTAGATAATTTATCAGGACATCAATATAGATTGCTGGAATCATGGGACAAAAAGGGCGCTATCGTCTTTCTATTGGTGAGTATGCGTAAATACGACACAATATACCTCCTTCCGTTCGAAGTACTTCAAACAGCTTGGGAAGGGGCGAAAAACGGTGGTAGAAAATCAATTGCCTGGGAAACTTTTAAAAATGAGTGTATAGAAGTTAAGTCAAAGGATGGATATACAGTGCCTTATTTAGAAGTGTTAGAGGTATGACGCATAGTACAGTTCGCAAGGAAGTCAAACAACGTAGAGCTAGGCTAATCAATCAGCAGGACCATATTGCTTTCCTAAAGTGTAAAGGGTGCCCTAAGAAAAGAGCATATGATCCTACCAAGAAATACAGAGTATGCAAGGTATATAGAGAACTACGTAGCATTGGGAAAGAGGTAGAGCAGATTAGTAATTTGCGTAGGTGGCAAGGAGGAAAGGAAAAATGAAAACCATAGCTTGGTTTAGTGGTGGTGTAAGTAGCTTTATATCAATCTATTTGTTGAAAGACCAAATAGACGAAATTTACTATTTAGATGTTAAAGAACAGCATCCAGACACATATAGATTTAAAGCTGATTGTGAAAGGGTTTTAGGTCGCAAATTTACTACTTTAAAAAATGAAAAGACGCATAGCGCTGTGGAGATTATACGCAGACGCAGATATATTAATGGACCATCTGGAGCTCCTTGTACAAGTGAATTAAAACGTAAAGTAAGACAACGATGGGAGAAAACACAAGACGAGTTATTACGCTATGTATGGGGTTATGACAGCGAGGAAAGACATCGTGCTGAACGACTATTACAAACAACACCAGAACATGAACACTTATTTCCTTTGATTGATGCCATGCTGACGAAAGATGAAGTACATGGTTTGCTTGAACGATTGGGTATTAAAAGACCTTTGATGTATGAGTTAGGATTCCGTAATAACAATTGTGTTGGATGCGTTAAAGGCGGTATGGGCTATTGGAATATGATTCGTAAGCATTTTCCAGAGCGTTTTTACGAAATGGCTGCATTAGAAAGAGAAATCGGTGCTACTTGTATTAAAGGGGTTTACTTAGACGAGTTAGACCCGGAACGTGGCAGGATTGAAGATGAAGTGATGGGCGAGTGCGGCATATTGTGCGAAATTGCTTATGCCAATGTAATCTAGTAATTACTGAGAATTAAAAAAACTGGGCTTAGTTGCCCAGTAATGCCGTAACGATTTCCGTTATCGCTACTACTAGCGGTAAAAACTCAGCGTTGATATTAATATCAATTGTTAGTTTAAATCGCATAGTAATCACCTCACTTACTCGCTAAAAATAGCGGTTCATGGGTGCGTAATACTATTCTATTAAAAAATATTCTTTTTGTAAATATTTAGTTTATTTAAAGGCTAATATAAAAAAGCCGCAGCGTTTGCAGACGCTACAGCTCGAATTGGTTTATGCCCTTCTAGGCTAGTCAGATAACGGTATTATATCACAACTTAGGAGGGCAAACCTATGTTAAAAGAAAGAACACTAACGATTACACCAGATGCTTTAGATTCAATGATTACAGACTACCACTGGATGGTTAACGCCATCAAAGAAATGCGGTCAGAAATGGTTATTGGGGCAAAAACGGCACAGTATGGAATTGAGGCTACACTACCGAAGGCTGCAGGCGGTGTAGGTGATCCAATTATGCAGGAGGCAATTAGACGCTCCAGAAATATAAAGCGTGTTGCAGAGTACGAGAAGAAGCTTTTAGAAGTGCAATTGCTTGTTGAACGAGTTACTGGCGATAGGGAAATGCAAGTACTTAACTGGATGTTGGATGGTAAAAGCAAGAACTGGATTTCTAAAAATATGGGAGTAAGCCATACTCATATTAGAAATATCAAAGAAAATATTATTAAACAGATGGTGGGGTGAAAGAACTTGTGGAAGGCGCTAGTCAAAGATATGTACAAGTTTGAAATGAATGGCGCAGCAATAATTAGTACAGTAACATTATTAATCTACGGACTTGTCAGTTTGATTAAAGACATCATCGGAACATAGTTTCAACACTTTCAAAAGTTTCAACACTTTCAACATTAGGCGAAAAGAAAAAAGAAGATGTAAACTGGAGGGGAGGTCGGACAGGTAAATGTTTCTTTACTTGGTATTTATAAAAACCTAAATATTAGGGAAAAACAGACCGACGACCGACCTGCGCTGAGCAAACTTGTTCGGAGCATGACATACACGGCCGGCCCATATTTTTTAAGAGATTAGGTATCTTAATTAATATAAAAGGCTAATAAAACTGAAGGAGTGGTTTATATGTGAACTTCGTCCACTTTCCATAGAATTCAGTCAAACTTACTAAAACAAACTTACTACAGGTTCAAAGTGCACGGAAATGCACTATAAATCTAAAACACAATTACGAAATAACGTGGTACGCTCTGCCACGATGTCAAAAGTGAGCACTCGATATTAGGATTACCACAATATTTAAGCTTTCATCTTCGGATGGAGGCTTTTTTTAATTAAAAAACGGAGGTCATTGAATAATGCCAAAAGTCGGAGAACATTTGAATCCTGTAATTGAAAATAACTTTAAGTATCACAGTCCAAAAGAAGGACAACAAGAAAAGTATGAGGCAATTCGCGAAAAGGCGAAAGAGCTTGCTTACCTAATCGATGCAGAGTGTCCAAACAGCCGCGAGAAGTCAGTTGCTATGACTAACCTAGAAACTACTGTAATGTGGGCTAATGCTTCAATCGCACGTAATTAAGAGCCCTTCACAGGGCTTTTTCTTTTGCTTTGAAAACTGCATCAAACAGCCAAAACACTTTGAGTTGAGAGGGCAGAGTTTGGTGTGGTTTTGAGAGCAAAAAGTTATTACATAAGTTTCACCACCTAGTTTATTATTGGGTGGGAGGTGATTAAATGGTAGTAGAACGCGATCCTGGGACTGAGAAATTTCTTGATACTTTAGATGACAATCATATTTATCGTGATATGCGCGAAAAATTTGATGAGGTTACTAATGATGGCGATGAATATTTAGATGAGCATGATGAAATAGTATTTAAATATGCTGCTGAGAAATACGGAATTTCAACTGAAGAAGCAAACAAACTTTACCAACACTTCGAAATGGAAATGAGTAAGTTTTTCCAACGTAGACTAACTGGCGAAGAATAAACATTAAACAAGTCATGTTCATTTTGAACATGGCTTTTTATTTTGCCCTGAAAAGTGAGTATCGAGCAGTTTCCCCCTTTAACTGCTATGGCAACGGTACTTACTTTTGAGAGCAAAAAGTTAATACATATATTTCATCCTCTAGTTTATGATTGGATGGGAGGTGAGTGAAGTGGATTGGGGTAATATCGCTGACTGGGTAAGTGGTTTAGGTTCTGTAGCTGCGGTAGGGTCTGCGATTTGGATTGCGTCAAAAGAAAGTAGACCAAAGTTATTAGTTGATGTTGTTAAAGATGATTTTAGACATCAAAATCACGGAAAACCGTGTAAAAATTATGACATTGGTCTGTATAATGTAAGATCTAAAGTTGTCCATGTTAGATATATTGGCTTTTATTACAAAGATAACTTTAAAACTATATTATTAGGAAGAGAACGTTCTGGTGAAAGTCCGTTAATCGACTCCATTAAATCAGGCGATGTAAAAGTGATTACAAGAGAAATAAATGTATCAGAATTCCTTAAAAAGACAAACGGTAAAATGAAGAAAATTCATGTAATCGTTGAGGATATCGAAGGAAAGAAATATCGAACGAAATTCACTCCTTAATCGAAAGAGGTGCATCTTATTTTACAAAGCATCCTCGTAGTTCTTATTCCCTTTGAAGCAACCCTTTTCAGTGGACCATTTTGTATAACTTAGATTAATTAACCTAAATTATTCGACGAGGAGATTTAGAATTTTGAAAACAAAATTAATTTTATTTTTAGGTGGTTTGTTTTTGGTAGTACCGATTCTCTTAGCAAAGTTATTAGAACTAAATATCTTTAGCTTTGCAATGGGAAAAGTTGATACTTGGATAACGTTTTGGGGTAGTTATCTTGGTGCAATTATTGGCGCAAGTGTAGTGTATTTCGTCGCTCAATTACAAATGAAAAGACAACAAGAAATGCAAATAGAAGCTATAAAAATTGAAAATGAAAATTCTACTCGTAGAGAAATGCATCAATTTTATCTTACTAATAAACTTGAAAAGATTGAAGAAATGCACAAACTTTTTAACGAATTATCTTCGTTGAGCGTTAAGATAAATAATGATTTACTTAAGTTTACAATATATAGAGAAGCAATAGACAAGGATATTAAAAGTCAAAATGATAATTTTAATCCTAAAGAGAACATATACCAATTACGTAGTGAATTAGGTGAATATCATTATGAAATGTCTTCTATTTTTGTGAGACTAAGTGTTTTGTCTGAATATATTCACCTCGAGATAAAAAATGAAGTATTACACTTACAAGATTTGTTTTTAAAAATATACGATGAGGTTAGAGAGTGTTATTACTCTGATGAAATATATAAAAAGTACTTAAAAGGATCTGGAGATGAGCTCTTTATTCTTGAAGATGTAAAAATCTTTATAAGAAAGTTATCTCAAGTAAGCTTTGGTGATTTACAAAAGGAATTAAGGAATACTCTTCGTGATATAGATGCATTCATAAAGTAAAAGTGGCACTCAATTATGAGTGCTTTTCTTTTTGCTTAAAACAAACAAACGACGGAGGTGGTGCATGTGAGATATGGCTAACTGGGATGAAATTAAACTAGAGTGGGAAACCACAAAGATTACTCTTGCTGATCTTGCTGAAAAGCATGATATAAAGCTTGGTACATTAAAGAGCCGTAAGAGCCGTGAAAAATGGTCTAGGGATGCAACTGAAAAGGATGCAACCAAAACGCAAAAGGTTGCAACTATTTCTAGTAAGGATGCAACCGAATCTGATTCAAATGAAATCCTTCAAGATGAACCGCCTAAGAAGGATGGACGTGTGAAGAATAGAAGTGGCAATCCTAATCCACAGAATCAGTTCACCAAACGGAACAGGGCTGCTATGATTCATGGCTTGCGAAGTAAATTCTTATTTGATGAACAAGTCGAAATCATGGAGGCTTTGCAGGACTTCGATGTGGTTGACCAACTTTGGCTACAAATCGAGTTAAGCTTTTCGGCTATCATCCGTGCTCAAAAGATTATGTGGGTTGAAGATTCATTTGACCATTTGAAAGAAACAAGTGGTTATTCATCTGGTGAGGGTGGTAGTGGCGAAACATTTAAAGTCATCTATGCTCATGAACGCTATGAATCTTATATCAAAGCTCAGACAAGGGCATTCGCTGAACATCGTAACTTGGTTAAGCAGTTTATGGACCTTACAACAGAGGATGATGAGCGCAGGCTTAAACTTGAGCAGATGCAGTTGAACATTGATAAAACTAAGGCTGAAATCGAAAAGCTTGATGAAAAAGGTGATGGACCAATGGAAATTGTCATCAAGAGAAAAGGTGAGGGGTAATGGAGAAAGAAATTAATCCTCGTTTTGATGATTTCCTATTCGACTGGAGTTGCAAAACTCAACTTTTAGTCGGAGGGTATGGTTCGTCTAAATCATATCATGTGGCACTCAAAATACTTTTGAAGTTGTTAGAAGAAAAACGTACAGCTCTTGTCGTTCGTGAAGTTTACGATACGCATAGAGACAGTACGTTTTCTTTATTTACAGAGATCATTGAGGACTTAGGGTTATCTGGCAAGGTTAAGACAAGTTCTTCGCCAATGACCGTAAAATTTCCGAACGGTTCAAAGATAATCTTTCGGGGGATGGATAAACCTGAAAAGTTAAAATCCATCAATAATATTTCTATCATTTGGTTGGAGGAATGTAGTGAGATTAAGTATGCCGGGTTTAAAGAGTTACTTGGCCGTTTGCGACATCCAACGCTAGACTTGTTTATTATTCTCTCTACCAATCCAGTTTCTAAAGGGAATTGGGTGTACAAGCATTTCTTTAAAAACGAACTAGAAGACTACTTTGTCTTAGATGACGAGGAACTTTACAAGCTAAGAACCATCATAGTGAATAACACATATTATCATCACTCAACAGCAGATGATAATTTATTTTTGCCAGCAAGCTATATCGAACAACTGGATGAGATGGAGCTATATGATCCTGATCTTTATAGGATTGCACGTAAAGGACGTTTCGGTGTCAATGGAGTATTAGTGCTTCCACAGTTTGAAACAAAGCCTCATGACGTGGTAATGGCTGAGATAGCCGCGATTAGAAAACCAATTCGAAAGAACGGCATGGACTTTGGTTTTGTCGATTCCTACAATGCTCTTTTACGTATGGTTGTAGACCATGAGAAGAAGTGGTTATACATCTATTGGGAGTATTACAAACGAGGCATGACTGATGATAAAACTGCTGATGAACTTGAGGAAGAAGGGCTTAAGAAATCCATTATTAAAGCTGATAATGCCGAGCCAAAAACAATTGCTTACTACAAGCAGCGAGGCTTTCGTATGTTTGCTTGTAGGAAGCTAACACGTATTGAGAACACAAAGAAGATGAAACGTTTCAAGCGAATCATTTGTTCTGATTCATGTGTGAATACAATTCGAGAATTGAAGGAGCTAACCTTCAAGAAAGATCCTAAAACAGATGAAATCTATGAAGACGAATTTAATATTGATCCTCATACATTTTCAGCAATGTGGTATGGGCTGGATGATTATGATGTTGCTAGTGTGAAAGGTGTCAATTCAAAATAAGGAGGGGGTAAAGTGAACGAATACATTGCTTATATCGACGAGAAAGGCGTTACTCCTTTTTTACTTGATAAGCTCGTTTCAGAAACTAAAGCTGAACGCAACAAGCGACTACTAAACTACAACCGGTATAAAGCAGAATTATCAGCAGTACCGATTTTAACACGTAAACCAACCGATTATGCTCAAGGGAATGATCATGTAGTCCGAGTTGATGACAAGGTGAATAACACACTTAATAATCCTTTAGACGCTGAAATAGTAGATACAAAGGTTGGCTACATGTTCGGTAATCCAATTTCATATGTAGTAGACAAACAAGCTCAAAGTCTTGATAAATTATCCGAGGCCATTGAGCTTTTTAATTTGCGTAATTCTATTGATGACCTAGATAGTGAGTCAGGCAAGAAAACAGCTATTTGCGGTTATTCAGCACGACTGCTTTACATTGATACTGACGGTAATGAAAGGGCAACCGTTATCGACCCGTGGGAAACTATCATCCTTTCAGCAACAGCAGACGTCAGTGAACCTAAGTGTGGCTTAAGATATTTCAAAAGCGCTGAACTTAATGCTGAAGGTGAGAAAGTAGAGATTGAGCAGTTAGTCTTTTACGATGCGACTACTGAAAGGTTTTACACTCGGGCTGATGCAGATTCACCTTTCGTTTTGAAAGATGAAAGGAAACACTTATTCGACTATTGCCCTTTATTCGGTGTTCCTAATAATGAGGAGCTACAGGGGGATGCAGACAAGGTATATAACCTTATCGATGCTTATGATAGAACGCTATCGGATGCATCAAATGAAATTGAACAATTCCGATTGGCCTATCTGGTTCTTAAAGGAATGGGGATGGATGACGAGGATGCGAAGAAGGTTGCTCGAACTGGCATTTTTGAATTAATGGGTGAAAATGATGAAATTAAATATCTAACTAAAGATGTTAATGATCAAATGATTGAGAACCACTTAAATCGTTTAGAAGAGAACATCATGCGCCTAGCAAAAAGTGTGAACTTTAGTGATGAATCGTTTGCTGGTAATGCAAGTGGAGTAGCTATGAAGTACAAGCTTATGGCACTTGAGAACAAATGCAAAACAATGGAGCGAAAGTTCACTACTGCTCTTCGCTACCAATTCAAAGTGCTATGTAGTGCGTGGGCCAAGAAAGGTATTTGCTCAAAGGACGATTACTTGAAAGTTTGGTACGAGTACAAGCGCAACATTCCTATTGATTTGTTGTCCGAGGCTCAAGCTTCACAAGCGTTAAAAGGATTAGTGTCAGAGCGTACTCGCCTTTCTAAGTTATCGATTGTTGATGATGTGGATTATGAACTTGAAGAGATACAGAAGGATGCTCAATTGTATGGAAATGAGCTTGAATCTTTGAACGAGGATAACGATGATCCGAAAGAAGTTGATGAAACATGAATCAACAGGAGATCAATCGAATCCTTGACGATTTAGAGACCAAAGCTGAGAGTGATATTGAGGTTATCTTTGCACGACGTTTAAAGACTATTCTTGCTCAAATGTTTGAGCTGCATAAGAAATTCGGTAAGAACGGCCAAGCTACCTGGACTGACGTTAATAAGTACAATCGCTTTAATCAAGAGATGAAGTTGATAGCTCAACAGCTAAATACTGATTACAAAGAGATAATAAAGCTCATACAAGCTTCACAGGAACGTCTCTTCATCGAAAGATACTTATTGATGGCTTACCTCTTACAACAGTCTACAGGCGAGGAAATGGGCTTTAAAATACCGTCTGTTGAGGTAATTCAAGCAGCGATTACTAATCCAGTTGAGTTTCTAACGTTACCTAAGATATTTGAAGCCCACAGGAACGACATTATCAGGCGTTTAAACATTGAGATAGCCCAGAGCCTACAAGCTGGTGAAAGCTACACAGACATGGCTATACGGATTGAAAATGCTATGGGATGGGCAAGGAAGAAAGCAACCCTTGTTGCTCGTACAGAAGGTGGTCGAGTCAGATCACAAGTAGACCTAGCCATTGAAGAACAGGCAAGTAAAACAGTAAGACTTACTAAAGCCTGGATGTCGTCACTTGATACGAGGGTTCGCAAGTCTCATAGAAATCTAGATGGTCAGAAAGCTGATAAAGATGGCTACTTCCACTACGGTACTTGGAAATCTAAAGCTCCGAGGTTGTGGGGCATCGCATCAATGGATATTCAGTGTCGCTGTCACACGATTTATATGGTGAATGGCAAGTTACCAGAGTACAGACGAGGCAGAGACTACATGGACGATACCTACCAAAAGCAATTAGCTGCTCGAATTGATGCTTACATGTCTGACTTAGGGTTAACTTACAGGCAAGCTTTCAACAAAGCGTACAAAGAGGTTAAGCCTCCAAGCGTTGTGATACCATTCGTGAGTTACGAAAGTTGGAGGAGACAGTTTAGTGGTGAGGGGTGATTGTCTTCTATAGATTAAAACTATTAACAACTATTTAAAAGCCTTATCTCGCAGTGAATATAGATAGAGTTCGACTTAATCTCCTATTTAATTACAACATAATATGCAATATTACAACTAATATAAGTAAAATACTTCCTAATATAGATATAATATGGTAATCTAGTATTGATTAGTCACCCAAACAATATATTAGGAGGTTTTAAAAATGAAGAAACTCTTTACATTTTCTTTTACGACACTACTCACAATATTTTTAATGTCCACAGGTGCCTCAGCGGCCTCAGCGAATTATATTCAGTGGGAAACAGAACCGAACGATAGCTGGGCTACTGGCAGTGTGGTTATGACTTATAATATCGATCAGGCTATAAATAGAGGTTATATAAGTTCAGTAAATGATATCGATTATTGGAAATTTGAATATGGAACTAACCCTAATGGCTATCAAATTGCTTTGCAAGTTCCTGATGGCGGATACAATTATGGAGTAGCCGTATGGGAAAAAATAAATGGAAAATATGTTGAAGTAGCTAGAGACAATGGAGACTTCTACCAAAATGTTTATTTAAACATTCCTGGCTTAAAAAGTGATGGTACTGTGCCACAATATGTTATTGGAATATACTCGCCATACAACATTATTTATACGCCAGATGAATACTATCAACTTGTGGTTTCTCCTCTTTAATAGTTAAACGATATCCCTGCAACATGTGTTGTAACTTCTACATTTAATAAGAGCTTGTTTTGATAATCATTAATCTCAAAACAAGCTTTTTATATTTGTCTCATATCAAGGTTAAAATCAGTAAACTAATCCAACTTTATTACTTAGTAATCGAGTCATTCTTTTTGAGTGGCTTTTTTTCTTTTGTCTTTTTCTCGCAGACGCTATAAAGAACGGGAACAAATACACTATTGAACAGTTTAGGGATTCATTTGATTAACTAAATTGGGCAAGGAGGAAAACATGAAACACAATCCATTCAATTTAAAAACTCTATTATCTTTAGATATTCAGATGCTTGCAGACGGTGGAGAAGGAACTCCCTCAGGGGATAATCCACCATCAGGAGATGATGGAAACGGTCAAGGGGATATGTTGACACTTGAATCGGTTCAATCATTTCTAAACGACAATGATGAGGGGAAGAAATGGCTTCAATCATTTGCTGATACTCGAGTAACTGATGCGATTAAAACGTATGAAACTAAGACTCTTCCAAAGAAATTAGAAGATGAGATTTCCAAGCGTTACCCACCAGAATCGGAGGAAGCAAAACAGTTACGCGACTTAAAAGCACAATTTGAGCAGTCTCAAAAAGAAGCTGCGCGCGAAAAACTAGTTAATCAAGCACTATCTACTGCTACTGAAAAGAGCCTACCGAGTAAATTAGTAGAGTTCTTTGTTGGTGATGATGCAGAAAGGACTACAGCAAACTTAGGAATCCTTGAAGCTGAGTTTAATGCTACAGTTCAAGCAGAAGTGGATAAACGCTTCAAAGATGGAGGAACGCCACCACCACCAAAAGGCGGTTATCCTACAGCATTGACAAAAGAAGCTGTTATGAAAATGACTACTGAAGAAATCAATGCAAACTGGGATGAAATCGTTAAAAACAAATTACTATAACCGATTATCGGTAAGGAGGAAATTACAATATGGCAATTACAAACTTTATTCCAACAATCTGGTCAGCTCGTTTACTTGCTAACCTACAAAAATCTTTAGTGTTTGGGCAAGCTGGAGTAATCAATCGTGATTACGAAGGAGAAATTAAGGCTTATGGTGACACTGTGAAAATTAATGGTATTGGGGCTGTAACAATTGGTGACTATACCAAAAACTCTAATATGGGTGATCCAGAAGAGTTAACAGATCACACACGTTCACTACAAATTACTGAATCAAAATTCTTCAATTTCCAGATTGATGATCTTGATAAAATTCAACAAAACCCAAAACTGATGGATGCTGCAATGGCGGAGGCTGCCTATGCTCTATCCAATGTTGCTGACCAATTTATTGCCTCACATTATGTATATGCTACAAATACTATTGGTACAGATGCAGCACCAATTGATGTGACAAAGGATAATGCTTATGAATACTTAGTAGACCTTTCAACTAAACTTGATGAATCAAATGTGCCAACACAAGGTCGCTTTGCTGTTCTACCACCTTGGTTTGAAGGGTTACTGTTAAAAGATGACCGTTTCGTTGGTTCAGGTTCTTTACCAGCTGATGAGCGTTTATTAAATGGTGTTGTAGGTCGTGCAGCAGGCTTCTTATTAATGAAATCTAACAATGCACCTTCTGTAGCCACAGGTTCAGGAGTTGTAGCAAATTCAAAAATTATGGCTGGGCATAATATGGCTTGGACGTATGCAGAACAAGCAGCACAGGTTGAAGGATACCGCCCAGAAAAACGTTTTGCTGATGCTGTAAAAGGTCTACATCTATACGGTGCCAAAGTGACACGTCCAGAAGCGCTAGCAGTATTATCAGCTAAACGCCCAGAATAAGGAGGGTAATTCGTGTTAGTTAAAAACTTAAAAACAGAAATTACATGGGCGGTCACTGAGGAACACGGTGCCCGTCTTTTACGTACAGAAGAGTTTGAAGAAGTAGAAGCACCAAAGACAAAACGCACTCCTGCAAAGAAATCTGAATCTGATAATGAAATAGAAAAGTAGGTGGTCTTATGTGGGAACCAACACAAGAAGAAATAGATCAGTTAAAGCAAATGAATAATGTAACAGGAGCTAAGCATGATGGATTTTATCGTGCAATGGCTCCTATTTTATTTGATGTAGCGAAAGACCATTGTAATGGTAAGTGGGAACCGTCCGAAATGCCACAGGGCGTTCGTTTGTTCATTGCTAAAGCAATTCAGTTTAATACACAATCAACAGGTCTAAAAGGGCGTGTAATGGGGACTGTTTCATATTCCTATGATAACGAGTTTCCTAAAGCAATATGGACATATTTACGCCCTTACAAGAAGGTGAAATTCCATGCATTACGATGAATTTCCTCATGAAGTTGAAATAGTACAGAAGAAGAAGGTATCAGACGGTGCAGGAGGATTTAAAACTGAATGGGTGCTAGTTGATACCTTAGAAACTTTTGTAGATACGCCAACGAGCAAAGAGCAATATTACGCTCAACAACTCGGCAATCCATTGCAAAGATACATGTACTATCCCTACAGAACCGATTTAACATCGAGCATGCGATTACGGTATGAGGATGAAATTTATGTTTTCGCTGGCCGTCCCGAAGATCAAGGTGGTCAACACGAAATCATGCGGGTTGCGTTAAAGTTGGTGACAGAATAATGGCTAGGATTACATTCAGTGGACGTCGATTATTAAGGGCGGCACAAAGGTTTGAAGAAGGTTTACTCGATAAAGTGTCAGACATCGTATATGAGACAGCGAGGCTTATTCAAGCGCAAGCCAAGGCTTTAGCTCCTGTTGATGACGGTAGCTTACGTGATTCAATCGAAATGAAGATGCTAGGTAAATACAATGCGGTCGTTTCAGTAGGTGTCCATTACGCAATTTATGTGGAGCATGGTACTGGTATTTATGCTGAGAATGGAAATGGTCGTAGAACACCATGGACGTATTTCAGCACAAAACTAGGTCGTTATGTAACTACTGAAGGTATGAGAGCTCAACCATTTTGGGGTCCTGCTGTAGATGCTGGTCGAGAATACTTCGAAAGAGAAATGAGGCGATTAGGCTTATGAGTAATTACTATGCCTTGCCTTTCTTTGAATTGCAGAGGGTAATTTATCAAAAGTTGACGGCTTGTGAAGCTCTAACATCCATTATACGAAAAGATGAAGCTGATCTTGGTGTTTATGATGCAGTCGATGAGAATACGCCATATCCATACGTAACAATCTCAGAGCCTTACACGAGCCCATTTGATACCAAAACCAGTAATATCGAAACCATTACTTTTACGATACACACATGGTGGAAGGATAACGATGATTACAGTGGTAAGCGTAAGACATATGAAATGCTATCAGCTTGCCAACAGGCTCTAATGGCTCGAAACTATTCGATACCAGGTGCGAGAGTATTAAGTGTCGCAAGACGTGATACTCGTGTTATTGACGATAATAGACCCAGTGTAAAGCATGGCATTCTAACAATTCAATATAAAGTACAAAACATCTAACAGTCGTAAATGGGCTGTTTTTATTTTAGGAGGGAAAACACTTATGCAAAACGGTAAAGACACGGTCTTGCTAGTACAATTGGCAACTGCTGCTCTTGGTGAGGATGGATTTTTAATCGGTAATTTAACCGAAAACTCTTACTCTATGGAGAATGAACTTGTAGACGAACAAACGAAATTCGGACGTATCCTAGCTTACGGTCAATCAAGTGAGTCATTTGAAATTACGGCTTATGGTGATAAAAGTGATCCAGGGCAGAAAGCTATCTTAAATGCTATCCGAAACGAAAAGCAATTAAAGGTGTGGGAAGTTGACCTAGAGCTCAATAAGAATGGTAAACATGATGCAGTGTTTGCCTACACGTTAGTTGAGTCAGTGGAGAAGTCGAGTCCTGGAGACGGGTTCCAAGAGGTTTCGGCAACATTACAAGTTATCGGTAAATCCCAAACTGGGGAGCTCCCACCATTGCCAACTGAAGTAATTGAGTTCGCACGCTATGGCTTTGAAATGCCAGGTGAAAAGTCAGGTGAATTCGGCAAAGAACAAACAGAAGGTGCTCCAGTGGATAGTGTATCGGTAACTCCACAGACAACATCTGTAGTAGTCGGAAGCACTCGTCAGTTAACAGTTACTGTACTTCCAGCAGAGGCGTCTAATAAAAACGTAACATTCGTTTCTAGTGACGTGGCAATCGCTACGGTGACACCTGCTGGATTAATCACAGGCGTGGCCGAAGGTTCAGCAACGATTACTATTACAACAGCAAGTGGTGGCAAAACAACGACAGTTGCTGTAACCGTTACAGCTTCATAATCAAAGCACTCTTAGGGGTGCTTTTTTCTTTTACTTAAAAACACAACATTAGGAGGGCTATATAACATGGCTACATTAACAATTGCAGGTTCACAACAAGAGGCAAAATTCGGTTTTGCATTTAAAAATCTAGCAGATAAAAATTACAACCAAACAGATGAGAGTGGAAATGAAGTTGGTGGCTTTAATGGTATCTATACAGGACTTCTACAATTCGATTTAGATGCATTGAAAGCATTTTGGGACTGTGGGTTAGCACATTTAAAAACTCGTCCATGTATCGCAGATATTGAAGCAGCTTTAGAGGATCGTATCAATGAGTACGGAGACACAGATCAATTATTTAAAGAGGCTTTTCAAGAAATCAATGCATCGGGTTTTTTCAAAAAAAGTGTGAAGACGTTTTGGAAGAACTTAGAGCTATTCAAAACAATGGGCAAGTCAGACGAGGAGAAAGCCGAGAACGAGAAGGGCATTCAAATGCTAATGGACGCGAAGGCGGAGCTATTGGGCGAAACAACAGAGTCGACGGACTAGAATGGCTGGAAGTACTTACAGACGTTGCACAGCACATGAAGATTTACGATGTAGATCTCATTATGTCGTGGACGCCTAATGAGTACAAAGCATTTAAGCAAGGGGCCATGTTACAGGTCGTTGACAATTACGACAACATGGCTCGTATGGCTATTTTTCATCGTATCGCTGCTAATAAGAAAAAGTTGAACATAGAGAAGGACTTGTTTGACGCTAGAAGTGCTCGCAAGCGAATTATTGACGGTGATAACGCATGGAAAGAGTCGAAGAAGATTGATACAACTCGACATACCAAGGCACAAGAAGCGATGAAACAATGGGCTGAGAACTTTAATAAGAAGGAGTGAAGTAGATGAACGGTAACTTTACAGCGCGTATTGGTGCACGTATCACAGAGTTTATGGCTCGTATGCGACAAGTCCAAAACACAATACGTACTACTGCAAATGATGTCAATGTAGATGTTGGGGCAGATGTATCCGAGTTTAACCGTCGTATGGCCGAAATTCGAGCGCGTATAGCTACATTAGTTCGAGAAAGGGTCGTCATTAAGATAGAGGCACGAATAGAGAACTTTCAAAGAAAGATACAACGTATTGCTACAGATATTCGTGCCTTTGGTGAATTGA